ATGCGTTAAGGCACCCCAACCTTCACTTGCTTAAAGATAGCGGTGAAACAGAAGTGAAAAAAGGTCTAGTGCTAAATGTGCTGTCGGTTTTCGATAGAGAGAATTGGATGAAGCCAACAGACGAAGGTAAAATTAATGTCGCTCTTTATCACGGGGCGATTGCCGGTTCTATGACTGGTGCAAACTGGGCGATGGATCAAGGCGATGATAATGCGGACATCTTTCGTGACTTTGATTTTGCAATGCTTGGGGACATCCACAGACAACAGCAACTGGATCATGAAGGCAGAGTTTGGTACTGTGGTTCAACAATTCAACAAAAGTTTAGCGAATCTGCACTCAAAGGTTATCTTCTGTGGGATATAACAAATAAAAATAAATTTAACATTATAAAGCGCTTTGTTTCAAACCCAAGACCCTTTATAACTGTAAGGCTACAAAATGATGGAACTCTGCCCGATGTTCACGTCCAGAGGGGCGCAAGACTAAGAATTGTGTCAAAGACTAACCTACCATCAGACAAGCTAAGAAAAGCAAGATCAATAGCAGACATGCGGTGGAGTCCTTATTCTATCACCGTTTTAAATGGAAAAGAGTCTGCTTCAATGCACGACGAAGGCGCTTATGCCAACGCTGTGCTTACTGAGAATTTAAGAGACATCTCGGTCCAAGAAAAGTATATAAAAGACTACTTATCTGACATGGAACTTGAACCTGATGTCATCGAAAAGGTTCTCGAACATAATAAGAAATATAACACATTAGCCGAACAAGGCGAGGAGGTGTCAAGAAATGTTATATGGAAAATCAAAAAAGCCGAATGGGACAACCTGTTCAACTACGGTGAAAAAAATCAAGTCGACTTTGCAAACCTCAACGGGCTTGTTGGGATCTTTGGTCGTAATTATTCCGGCAAGTCTAGTGTTATCGACAGCATTTTATTCACGTTGTTTAATGCAACCTCGAAAGGCGAGCGAAAGAACGTACACGTAATCAACCAAAACAAGAATAAAGCTATTGGCAAGATTGAAATTGAGATTGGTGACAAAACCTACAAAATTTGCCGTAATCTTGAGAAGTATACAAAGAAATACAAGGGCAAAGAGACACAAGAGGCTAAAGTTGATCTAGATTTTCATCTGATTTCTGAAGACGAAAGTCTAAATGGGACATCTAGAGTGGAAACTGATGCTAACATCAAGAAGCGATTCGGTAGCATGGAAGACTTTCTTCTAACATCTATGGCGTCGCAACTTGATTCCCTATCTTTCGTAAAAGAGGGTACAACAAAGCGCAAAGAGATTCTTGCTAAGTTCTTAGATTTGCAAATTTTCGATAAAAAGTTTAAATTAGCAAAGAAAGACGCAGCAGAGTTGCGTGGCGTGGTCAAAAGGCTTCAAGATAAGAAGTGGGATTCTGAAATTCAAAAGAATATTGAAATCTTGGAAGAAATTAGTGAAGAGTTGGCTGCTCAACGTGCCAAGTGTGAGAAAATAACTTCGGAACGTAGCTCAATTCAGTCCAAGTTAGATATCCTTAATTCTCGAATCGAGAATATTCCAGCAGAATCAATGGATATCGATAAGATTACCAATCAAATAGCTCAAACTCAAAAGAGAAAGTTACACCTTAAAGATAAAACTCAAGACTTTAATTTTAAAGTTTGGGAATTAGAAGAAAGTTTAGATTCAAAATCAAAAGAATTTGATGCTATTAATATCGGGGAGCTGAGATTGGTGAAAGCATCCGCAGATAGTGTTGAACACAAGATCAAGGAAGCACGAAAGGCCCTTGATTTTTGGATTTCACAAGAAAAAACAGAAAAAAAGAAGATCAAAATGCTAGACAATCACCAATATGACCCAGACTGTAGCTTCTGTTGTGACAATAAATTTGTTAAAGATGCGCACAATGCAAAAACATCTTTGCCGGCTACTTTGGAGAAAATTGCACATCTACAACAGCATCAAAGAGATTTGCAAGACTCTCTCAACTCCCTAAACGTGATTGAAACCGACAAACAGATTGATCTACACGTCACACTACATGAAGAAATTCACCGAATCAAAAGAACAGTCGAGATGAATAAGTTATCTATCGAGGGTAACAAATCCAAGATTAATCTTTTAGAAAAAGAATATGAAGAACTGTGTGCTAAGAAACAATTATACGAAGAAAACAGAGAGGCTATAGAGAATCTTGAATCTCTTACAAAAGAGCAAAATAGCCTGTTGACAGTAGTCAAAAGCAAAGACATTTCTTTTAGGAAGTGTCAAGATAGAATAACCAAAATCCTCGTTGAGCAAGGCTCAACTAAAACAACTTTAGAGTCACTAAAGGAAAGTCGCAAGGAACTTGAGGAAGTAGAAAAGGAATGGATTGCATATGACCTATTCCAGCAATGTATGCACGCAAATGGAATCCCTTACCAAATTATTAAACAAAAGCTTCCATTATTAAATGAGGAGATTGCCAAAATTCTCAGCAACATTGTTGATTTTGAAGTCTTCTTTGAGAGCAACGATGCCAAGTTGGATATATTGATTAAGCACCCATTTTATGACTCACGACCTCTTTCAATGGGCTCCGGTGCAGAAAAAACCATAGCCTCAATGGCTATTAGATTAGCTCTTATTTCGATAACAAACTTGCCAAAGAGCGAACTCTTTATTCTTGATGAACCGGCGACTGCTTTGGACCAAGAGCACATGGAGGGATTTACAAGATTGCTTAGGATCATAAAGAACCAATTTAAGACAGTAATATTGATTTCCCATCTAGATTCTTTAAAGGATGTTGTCGATATGACAATTGATATAGATAAAATTAATGGCTATGCAAATGTAAGAGTCTAAAACAGTATTAAAGACCTATTTAGTGTAAAAAACTAAATAGGTTTTTTATTAGGAGAATAAAATGAAATTAACAACTAAAATGCTTCGAAATCTTATTAGAGAGGAGCTTAATAACATAAATGAAAAAATGTATGAAGAAGACATGTATGAAGAAGACATGTATGGTGAAGGTATGTACGAAGAAGAATTAGATGAAGAGATGGATGATGAATTAAGCGATGAAGAATATGAACAAGAGCGTAAAGCAATGATGAAAAAGCAAAGAAAGAGTATGTATGGCCCAACCGGTCATGACAAATCTCGTCCACTTTCACCTCAAAATCCTTTTTATCTTAAAGAAAAAAACAACAAATAGGAGATAACTTTGATGAAAAACAACAAAAAAGAATGCCCATGCACAACCAATTGTTGTGAAGGGTGCCAATGCAAAGGTGGTTGCTGCTAATGTCTTGTCATGATCATGATCTTCCCCAAGAGGACCATCGCCTGTCGGGCGACTGCGAATCAGTGGAAGCAATCAATAAACTTGGGATGATAGATATTATTCTTGGCAAAGCTGTTTCTAGAAAGCTACTAGTGTTTGCAACAGCAACAGGGATGTTTATGTGGTATGGCCTAGACCCCGACACTTGGGGACTAATCGCAATGATTTATGTAGGTGGCCAGTCAGTCATCGACACTGTTAAAGTTTGGAAACATGGATAAAGGAGATCAATAATGAAACTTACGACAAAAAAACTAAAACAAATGATAAAAGAAGAATTAGACTCTATGAATGAAGCCATCAGAGATGAGCAAAATTTTAAGACTAGGCCTGACGGCACTCGCAGACCGAATGCAGATGAATATGCAATGAGAAACTATATGAAACTAGATTCTTTCATCAGCAATCGCAGCAAAGCCAATGAAGTTGAAAGGGCTCTTATGAAAAGGGGAGCTAGCCAAAGACAAGCAAGCGTTGGAGCAGCAATGGCGGGGGTTTTTGATGATTTCTACCTCGAAGATGCACATAGAATCTTAGGAATTCCAGAGCCTGAAGAGTTTGGAATGAGTCGTGATGACTATGAACAATCATTAGATGATTTTGAAACAATGGGTGGCTATAAATATTCTCGCTACGGTGCAGACAAGGACCCAATGGACCACGAAGACGTCAGAAGACTTCAAAAAGCTAAGAGGAAAGGCAAATTTTAGTTAAATTTAAAATTGCTGTTGCTTGGTGTCGCCAATACTGGCGGTGGATTATTTTTACCATCGCAGTGTTGGTTTCTTACCTTGCGGGAAAGCGTGACAAGGATAAACTAAAAGAACAAGCCCGGCTTGCTAAAGAAATGTATGTTAAAGAAAGAGAAGCAATCGAAAGGGCCCACGAGTTAGAGATGCAAAGAAAAGAAGAGGCTCAACAAAGGTATTCTGAGGCTGTCGACAAAATTGAAGAAAAATATGAAAAAGATAAAAACAGTGTGACTCATGCTAAAAAAGAGGCCATTAAAAAAATGGTAAAAAAGGCAAAAGAAGACCCGGATGAGGTTGATAGAATCTTAGAAGAACAATTAGGGATAAAAAAACAATGAAACTTACAACAAAAAAACTAAAACAAATGATAAGGGAAGAGTTGAATTCGGTTCATAGCGAAGCACTAGATCATGGAGAGATGGCCCGCAGATATTATCCGGAAGACAGAGACGAAATTCGGGTCACCTCAAAGAAAGATGGCGGCTGGGTTGTAACAGGAACTTATAAAGGGCGACGTGTCAACATAGATTCAAGTTACAAAATAGGCGGTGAACCTAGCATAAGAGATTGGGATAACGCCCCTCGTTACATGATGGCAAGAGAGTTGCTTTACCATTTTGGGGGTCCTCATTCTGAGGAGGGCGAAAGATTTTCAAAAGGGTTTCGTGGCAAACATGACTTAGAGAACGTTGACATCTACATCGATAGTCGTGCTGTTTAAGGAGAGTTGTAATGAAACTAACAAAAAAACAGTTAAGACAAATTATTAAAGAAGAGCTAAACTCTCTTGTAAAAGAATCTTATGAGTTCGGAGATTTTGTGGGAGTTGGTAGCCCACGAGGCGGAGCTAGAAGAAGAGCAGGAATCGACCCAGAAACAAGAGATATGCTTAGGGACATTGGAGGTAGACAAGCAATAGAGCTTGCTCGATTGTCAGGATCAGAAGAACAAGACTCGGCATCATCGGAAGCTCTTGGGAAAAAAGCCTTGTGGTACCAAATGCTTAAAGAATCTGACAATTGGATTAAAACCAAAGTTAAATATTACATACACGGTCACTATGTATTTCAGCCTTTCCATAGAAAACTACGTTATTTGCAATCACGGGCTGCTGGTAGCCTGCGGCACCTTAAACCCATATTTAATTCTATAAAAGGACCAGATGCGAATTTAGAAGAAGGTCTCATTGATTTGCTTATTACTCTTGATGTTTTGAAACAATTAATCAATAAAGAAGTACTTGATGAATTTGAGCACGAGTATATGTATTCTGGGGACCGTTCTTCAAGGGCAAGTCTAGATGATTTTGAAGAAAATTGGAATAAAATCTCTCCAAGAATCTCTAAAAAAATAGATAAAGAAATTCAAAAGTTTTTGGACGCTGGTATTCTTGTAATCAGAAATAATAACAAACTAGCTATTGACGACGATAAGGCGGATGATTACAATTGGTCCAGAACTATGGAGGAATTTCAATAAATCTTAATAAAAAACTTGACAAATTATAAAAACTATGTTATATTATCTTTTTACACGGAGATCAAATGACTAGTTTTTTTATGTTTTTATTAATGGCGTGTCCTGTCGCACACGCAGGCGAGGCAAACTTTACCACCCTAAAGAAGGGCGAAGAAGCCCCCTTCGATGGAAGATTATTTAATGACGAGGCGGTAGCAAAAATGATTGTTGACAAACGCTTTGAGAATAAACAATGCCAATTGCGGGTTGATTACGAGGTTGATCTATCTAAAGTTCATGAGAAGTATAAATATGATTTATTATATGCAAAATGCGAAGCAGATGATTTGCGCCTTTCAGAACTAATTAACATTAAGGAAGATGAAAACAAATATCTTCGTGAACAGATTAAGCCACCTAAAAGCGGGTGGTGGCTAGCCGGGGGCTTTGTAACCGGCGCTGCGACAGCAATTGGGATCATGTTCGCCATAAAATAGGAAACATTATGAAATTAACAAAAGAGACACTGGTAAGAATGATAAAGCAAGAAATTAAAACAATGAACGAGGAAGACGACATGGGTAAGATCGTGAGTCCGGACATTATTAAGCAAGTAGAAGCAGTAGCGTCAGACCTCAAGGAATTACCAGCCCTTGACAAGGCAGTCGAAGACGCAGCAACTAAAATTGCCGGTGGCAATGAGCAGCTAGCTCAGGTGATTATTCCTCTAATCAGACAAAAGTTTGCGGAAGCATAATAGGAGAAATTTTGAATAAAGACCCAAACTATCCAATAAAGATAGAACAAGCTATTTCAAAAAAGTATGGCGAAGAGACCATCCAGCACCCAAAAAAGAATTGGAACGATAAAAAAGAAAAAGAATATCTGTCGCAGATGAAGCAATTTTACAAAGCCTCAAATGACAATTATGACGAAGTTGAAGTTGATGGTGTTTTAGTATCGAAGAAACTAATTACAAGAGAATCTGATAGATCTTGTCCGGTTTGTAGCACATATTCTTTTAAATCAAACGATGATGTTTACATGTCAAAATTTAATTGTTGTGAAAAATGTTATATCCAATGGGTTGAAGGTCGTGAAGATAGATGGAAAAGAGGATGGAGACCAAATGAAATTAACAAAGCAAAAGCTCAATAAATTAATAGCAGAAGAACTTAGAACTTTATCTGAAATGGATAATCCTAGCACAAAAGCTCTTAAGATGGTTGCTGACATGAGCATTTCAGAAATGCAAATGGCTCTTGATGCTCTTAGCATAGCCCAAAAGAAAAGATTGAAGATGATTTTCTCCAACCTTCAAATCGGAGCAGATTTTGGGATAGCGCCAACAGTTTACAGCAGTGAGGAATAACAACATGCAAATAACAAAAAAGAGACTTAAGCAAATAATTAAAGAAGAAATGGACAATATACAAAATGAGAACATTTCTAGAAACGAAATGAGGTTTTTGGTGCGGTTACCAGAAGAACAAATGAGAGTTTTGCTGGCCGTGTTGGAGAGTCCTAACCATATGGAAGAGTTAAAGATGGTTTTACGAAATAAACTAGGAATGACTGGGATGCTAGGCGGCGCATACACTGGTGGGAGCCGTGTTCAAGAATTTGAAGAATAACTAGAGGAATAAATAATGGCGGAATCAAATATTTTAGAAATTATACAAGGCCTTTCACAAGCTGCTGCGAACGTTTATGACGGTTCTCACGATGAAAGGTATGTTCGTGATGGCGAAGTTAAAAAGCTCGGCTTAATGCGAGAAGAAGGTTGCCCAATCATGGATAAAAGAGTAATGGACGGGTTCAATGTCCAATTCAGTAATAACAAGTTATGCATCAAGTATCAATCTGACATTCAACTGAAAGAGATTCATGGTGGCGGGTTTGAGAATGAAATGGAGCGAAGGCTTAATGAGATTAAAAAGTTCTTGCAAAAAGAATACAAGGCAATCACAGGAAACTCCATCACTCTGTCGAAAGACGGTGACACTCAAATTTTAGCAACATCCGTTTCTCGTGTGCGATCCTTTGTTCAGGCATATTGTCATTATAAAATCTCCGGCCTTACTGAAAGTCCTGTTGGTTCTGATGGTAGAAAAGTTGATGACTCTATTCGTAAATTCCTAGAACTAAACAACAACAATAAAAGACCTCAAAACGATACAAGAAAAAAAGGAGCCAATCAAAAATGATTTATAGTACAAGCGTTGGCTATTCAAACTATCGGTGATTAAATGGCCTTCAGGCTCACAAAAAAAGAAATTGTAAAAGAAATTTTAAAGTGCGGCAAAGATGCGCCTTATTTCATTAATAATTATTGTAGGATAAGCCATCCCATGAAAGGGCTTATTCAGTTTAAAACGTATCCTTATCAGGATGATTTACTCAATGATTATAATGATTTTCGCTTTAACGTTATTTTAAAAGCAAGGCAGTTGGGAATCTCTACGATTACCGCTGCTTATTGTGTTTGGTTTATGCTTTTTCATAAAGAAAAGAACATTGTTGTCTTGGCTACCAAATTCAGCACAGCATCAAACCTCGTTAAAAAAGTAAAAAGCATGATGAAAAATTTGCCTGATTGGCTTAAACTGGCTACAATAGATGTCGACAACAGAACATCTTTTGAGTTATCAAACGGGTCAATTATTAAAGCTGTTCCAACTTCTGAAGATGCTGGTCGATCTGAGGCCTTGTCTCTTCTTGTTGTTGATGAGGCTGCTCACATTGAAAAGATGAATGATATCTGGACTGCTGTCTATTCTACACTAGCCACTGGTGGTCGGTGCATCGCTCTTTCTACTCCAAAAGGAACTGGGAACTGGTTTCACAAGACATATGTTGATGCGGTTGATGGAGAAAACGAATTCAACCCTATAGAATTAATGTGGGATGTCCACCCTGAGCGAGATCAGGCTTGGTTTGAAAAAGAAACCAAAAACATGTCGAAAAGACAAATCGCTCAGGAGTTATTGTGTAATTTCAATACTTCTGGAGACACAGTTATTCACCCTGACGATCTAGCTTGGATTGCTGGAAATATAAAAGATCCAATTTATAGAACAGGATATGACAGAAATTTCTGGATTTGGGAAAAGTTTAACAGCAATAATCAATATCTATTGACTGCTGACGTGGCGAGAGGAGACGGTGCTGATAACTCTGTTTTTCACATTTTAAAACTTAACACTATGGAGGTTGTAGCAGAGTATCAGGGCAAGCCTTCTCTAGACATGTACTCTAGAATTCTATATGACGCTGGCTGCGAATATGGAAATTGCCTTTTGGTTGTTGAAAACAACGGAATAGGGATTTCAATTTTGGAAAAGCTTTCTGATATAGGCTACCCAAATTTGTATTATTCTATTAAATCTACACACGAATTTGTGGAAGCTTATCAAGGCGAAGTTATGGATAAAGCGATAGCTGGATTTACCACATCAACAAAGACACGACCCCTAATTGTTGCAAAGCTCGAAGAGTTTATTAGAAACAGAATGTTAACTTCTTATTCTTCAAGAATTTATCACGAGATGAAAACATTTATTTGGCACAACGGAAAGCCGCAGGCAATGCGGTCTTATAACGATGACTTGGTTATGGCGCTGGCTATTGGTTGCTGGGTTCGAGACACAGCCCTGCAAGTTAACAAAAGGGAAGTAGAATACAAAAAAGCGATGATAAACTCTATGTACAAGAGTGAAAGTGTTATTAATACGACCATAAAAGGAATGCAAGGTTACGATAAGGGAACAAAAGAGAAGGCAATTGAGCACCATAATGCAATGGCGCCATTCGCTTGGATTTATAAAGGATAATAAAAAATGGCTAATAGAAAAATGAAAAGGGGAAAGAATCCCTATAATGAAACATCAGGCCTATTCAGGTCATTGACAAGATTGTTTTCTGGTCCTTTGGTGAACAGAAGAACACAGACTGGTAGAAACCTTAGAAGAAGACACTTGGATTTCTTCTCTTCTAAATTTAAATCCGCATCCGGGAAGCAGTTTAAAAAAGTAGAATACAACCCAATGAACACCATTGCTGCTAGCATGATTAACAACCGGAACAGGTCTGAAAGATATATAGATTTTGATGAAATGGAGTATGAGCCGATTATAGCATCTAGTATCGACATTTATGCAGATGAGATTACAACCCATTCAACAATTCAGCCCATGCTGAGGATTAAGTGTCCAAACGAAGAAATAAAAGCCGTGCTACAGTCTTTATACTATAATGTCTTAAACATAGAGCATAATTTATTTGGCTGGGCGAGGACCATGTGTAAATATGGAGATTTATTTTTATATTTGGACATTGATGACGAAAAAGGCATAAGAAACTGCATTGGGGTTCCTGCTCACGAAATTGAAAGACTAGAGGGCGAGGATGAAAGTAATCCTAGCTACGTACAGTTTCAATGGAATTCTGCTGGTCTGACGTTAGAAAATTGGCAAATTGCACATTTTAGAGTTTTAGGCAACGACAAGCACTATCCCTATGGAACATCAGTTTTAGAACCAGCAAGAAGAATTTGGAGACAGCTAACGCTATTGGAAGATGCTATGATGGCATATAGGATTGTTCGATCTCCCGAAAGAAGGGCCTTTTATATAGATGTTGGGTCAATTCCGCCGCAAGATGTCGAGCAGTATATGCAAAAGGTAATGACACAGATGAAGCGTCACCAAGTTGTTGATCCAAAAACCGGACGTGTCGACCTGCGCTATAACCCTTTGTCAATTGAAGAAGACTACTTTATCCCTGTTCGTGGTGGAGCTTCAAACACCAAGATCGAAAACATGGCCGGCGGTCAATTTACTGGTCAGATTGAGGATGTTAAATATCTTCGTGAAAAATTGTTTGCCGCTATAAAAATTCCACAATCTTATCTTGTGATGGGAGAGGGTGCCCAAGAAGATAAAACCACTTTGGCCCAAAAAGATATCAGATTTGCCAGAACTATTCAAAGATTGCAGAGATCAATAATTTCTGAATTAGAAAAGATAGGAATTGTTCACCTGTTTACT